TGCGTCCGGCAATCTGATTGACGGCGGGGCGGACGGCGGGGGAACTGTCACGCATACGGGGGCGCTTACTGCGAACCTTCCGGTACTGGGGAACGGGGCGGCGGACTGTAAGATTGGAACCGCTGCACAGCTTGTACCGACCCTTCCGGCGGACGCTACAAAGTACCTCGATGGAACCGGCAATTTCACTGTACCGGCGGGGGCCGGTAATGTCACGCACACGGGGGCGCTTACTGCGGACCTTCCGATGTTTGGTAATGGCGTGGCGGACTCCAAGGTTGGGACAAAGACCGGCAGCACTAACCAGCTTGCAACGGCAACAGGTACGCTTACGTCCGGCAACCCTGCAACATGGGATGCATCCGGCAACCTTGTAGGCGCTACAGCAGCACCCTACGACGTGGCGGGCGGACTTCCAGGTATGCCGGGGGCGGGCGCTACGGTCCTCATATTTACCGCCGTTCGCGCGGTTGCCTTCCCTGGCAACTTCTCCGGGTCCTCCGGTTCAGTTGGAACCAACCCGACCAGCACGGCAGCGTATGACGTAAAGAAGAACGGGTCTTCAATCGGAACCATTTCGATCAGCACGGGCGGGGCCTTCACCTTTACTACGACCTCCGGTACTGCTAAGTCGCTGGCGGCGGGAGACAGGCTAACCGTGATTGCTCCTGGCTCACAGGATGCAACGCTGGCGGACGTTAGCTTCACCCTGGCCGGAACAAGGTAGACTCCCATGTCTCAGAGCTATTCCAATTCCGGCGGTACTGGGTTACGGTTCTTCATCGTCATATCCGCCACCAATCTAACGCTAGGAGGCGGCGGTATTAGTTCGCCGTCATACCTGTTAAACGGCAACACGACAGAACATGCCTGTTGGTTTCCGAATGGCGCGGCGTCCGGCAAATACGTTAAATTTGATTTCGGTTCTCCGAGGTTGGTCACTGAGGCGAAGTGGTATCAAGACAACAGCACTTCGCAAGGGACTTGGAAATGGCAAGGTTCTAACGATGACAGTACTTACACTGACATCGGCAGTTCCTTTACGCTTGGAGGGGCAACAGTCCAGACCCAAACTCAGCTAAACGGAAATGCGACCAGTTGCAGGTACTATCAATTGGTGGGCGTGAGCGGGTCCACTTCCGACAGTCCGTACACGTTTGAATGTGAGTTCCAAATTGACGCAATTTCCAATAGCGTCTTTGACTACGGCAATCCTTACGGGGCGGGGGACAGAACTGCTTCTATCACTGTCACTCAGAGTCAAGTAAGCGGACATGGGGAAGTCTTTGTCGGCAGGTCCGGCAGCTTAGACCCAACCATGAACCTTCTGGTTGACAATCTAAACCTTGTAGGGTCCGGCGCTTCTGCTCTCAGTTTCAGGACGGACTTAGGCGCTGGCGCGTCCGGTAGGTGGATAAAGTTTCAGTTCCCTACGTACGTAATTATCGACCAAATGCGGTGGATGCAGGACACCACTGATAGTCACGGAACCTGGAAGATGCAGGGGAGTAACGACGGGTCCACATGGACTGACGTAGGAACAAGCGCAACGCTGGCGGGAACGTCATTTGACAATCACAATTTCAGCGGTTGGGTGGGGCCGGGTGGAACTATAAACTATGTGCCCACGGTTTTTGACGGTCCAAACGGCAACACTGCAAGCTATATTTATTATCGGCTCTTAGGGGTGTCTGGAAACGTCAACGGGACTCCCTTCATTTACGAAGTAGCATTCCGTATCAAGGCGGGAACGGCTCCGCCTACTGCAAGTCCAAGTCTTTGTGTGATAACTTAGTTTAGGAGGATGTTATGTTTTCACGGGAAACGAAGAGCGAAGTACCTACGGGTGTACAGATGATGGTTAAGGCGCTATTTCCGGGGTTTGACCCGAACGACTTTAGCGCGAAGATTCAGGAAGTAAGCAACGGCACTGCTAGAACGGTTGCAGACTTTCAGGGCCGTCTAACAAGGCTGGAATCCAAGGTTGACCAGATCATACTTCTCTTGTCCGCCGACAAGCAGCAGGGGCCGGGACAGTTGGCGCGGCTGGAGTCAAACGGGAGCGATTAGTGTTACCACAAGACGCGGTTGCAGAAGTGAGACAGGATGGCGCGGCGGAGGTTGCCTCCGCCGTTGTGTCGGAGGTTGCAGTAACAGCCTCCATAACTCAGGGTGACGTGGCGGCGGTTGGTAACGCTTTATCCGAACATGCGGAGCGGAGCGAAGACCGTCATGATGAAATAGTGGAGGAGGTAGAGCAGTGTCAAGACGGACAGCAACTATTATTGACGGCGATTCAGGGGATACAGTTATCCCTATCGACCTCCCTGCAAGCGATGCAAGCGCAGCAGGCGGCGATACAGGACCAGTTGAGACTATTAATGGATTCGAGACAGTTGACCCCGACACCGCCAGTATCAGCGGTGGTGGAGGTGGTGGAACCGGAAAGCGTAGAGGAAGACCCCCCGGCAGCACCAACCGCGCCCAAACGTCGCGCAAGGCCGATATAGGGGGCCTTGAGCAGATACTCCTGTCTCTCCACTTCATGGGGGCGGCAATCTGCGAGTGTCCAGAGCTTCAGTTAGAGGACAAGGAAGCTAAGGCGCTGGCAGACGCAGTTGTGAAGGTGTCTGCTCACTACGATCACCGCATCTCTCCTAAGACTGTCGCATGGGTCAATCTCGCCATGATTGCGGGTGGTATCTATGGCGGGCGTGCGCTGGCGATTCGCGCAAGGTTCAAGGCGGAGGAAGAGCGGCGGGCCGGTTCCATTCAGATGCGTCCTAACGTGGTCGATTTCGAGAAACGACCGGCGGGGCAGCAGGCAGCGCCTAAACCGGCGGCGGGGGTGCCTCAGACGCCGGCTGATATGTTTGGTCCTTTGTACACGGGAACGCAGGGGCCGGAATTTTTAGCGGGAGAGTAATGACAGTCCATTTACCGAACGACACGCAACGGGCGGCAATCATAGGGCGCACTGGGTCCGGTAAGACCGTTGCGGGCGTTCGCATGTTGGCAGAGGCCAATTATACCGACATGCCGTACATCGTGTATGACTTCAAGAGGGATACCCTTCTGGCAGACATCGCGGCGTTAGACGGCGCTCATGAGTTGGCCGTCACTTCTCCGCCACCAAAGACACCGGGGATTTACTTTGTCCACCCGAACCCAAACCAGAAGCAGGAAGTAGAAGACCAAATGTGGAAGGTTTGGGAGCAAAACTACACGGGCGTTTTTGTGGATGAAGGATACATGATTTGCGGTGGCACTTCTTTAAGTCCTGCCTATCGCGCCATTCTGACGCAGGGCAGAAGCAAGCATATACCTGCTATCACTCTGTCTCAGCGTCCGGCATGGATAGATAGGTTTGTGTTTTCTGAAGCGGATTACTTCCAAGTTTTTGCACTCACACACAACGCCGATAGAGCGAAGGTGGAAGAGTATGTACATGTTGACCTGTCAAAACCCCTGCCAAAGTATCACAGTTATTACCACGATGTGGCAGAGGAGAAAACGGTCGTCATGAAACCAGTACCTACGGATGACAAAATCCTTGCAGTCTTTTCGCGTCGATTGGCGACACTTAAAAAGAAGCCTCCAAGAGTGAGAGCTATCTAGCAGGTTGACTCTGTTAGTTAAGTAACATACACTCTTGTTGGTAAGGGGTTAATCATGGCAGCAGACGAGACAATTCTGACCTGGAACTTCTCAAACTGGGTGACAGTGTTAATCATGGTGGGCCTTGGCTTCGCCCTGGTTAACGCCTTGCTCAAAGTCTATCGTCAGAAGAAACAGGGGGCCTAATCATGTTCAATTGGGGCCTGATGAAGCACCCCCTTAACTGGGCAACAATCCTACTGATGGTCGTCATCGGTGGGGTATTTCTGCGCTTCGTAGTGACTGGTATTCAACAGGCACAATCGAAGGGCTAAACCGAAACGTAAGTCAACCGATACCCAAAGAGGGAGCTACCTGATTTATGGGAACGAATAATCCGGCGATGGCAGCGCAAGTTAACCAGATGGCGCGTGCTATGTGCCTTGCTCAAGGCGTGCGAATGAATCAGCAGATCTTCGCGCAGACAATCACTTCACCGACTTCGAGCGCGGGGGCCGTTGTAAACGTCATCCCGCGTAACGTTGGCCTGATCCTCGGTTTTTGGGTCAAGGTTCAGTTGTCGGTCCACAACACGACCGGCGGCGCAACTGCGATCACTCCAACGGACTTCGGCGGAGCGAATGCGCTGAGTGCGATTCAGTTTACCGACCTCAACAACAACGTGCGCATCCAGACGACCGGCTGGCACCTGAACGCTATCAATAGCGTGAAGGGCCGGGAACAGTACGGGTCTGCTCTGTTGTACTCGACCACGGACGGCGGGAACGTGTCCGGCGGTTATGGCGCAAACTGGACCGTCAATAGCGTGCCTTCCACGATTGCGGACACTGCAAGCGGAACTGTGATCCAGTGGTATTACGTGCCCCTGGCCTACACGGAAGGCGACTTGCGCGGGGCCGTCTATGCGAACGTGGTCAATGCCACGATGCAGTTGTCTCTGACGATCAACACTTCGCCCGTGGCGGCGTCCGCCGCTGATTCGACCCTCGCCATCTACAAGGCAGCGTCCGGGGCCGGTTCCATTTCGACGGCAACCATCACGGTCTATCAGGACTACTTAGACCAGTTGCCGACCGGCAAACAGGGCGTCATCCTGCCTCAGTTGGATCTGTCCACGATTTACGAACTGAAGAACACCACGTTCTCTTCGATCACTTCGGGGCAGGACTTCCCGATGCAGTACACCAACTTTCGTGACTTCCTTTCGACCTTTGCGATTTATAACAACAATGGGACGACGGGCCGCGCGGCTGGAACCGACATCAATTATTGGGCGCTTCAGTCCGCCAACTTCACCAACATCTTCAAGGTGGAACCCTCGCTGATTGCGTTGAAGACTCGCGCTATCATGCGCGAGGACTTCCCGACCGGCATGTATTATTTCAGCACGCGCCATAAGCCCATTGCGACCACGCAATACGGGAATATGGAGTTGGTGCTGAATCCTTCGAGTGCTTCGGCTGGTGCCTATGTCTTCGTCGGTTATGAAGACTTCGCCTTGACCAACGTCATCACTCAGGCGGGCAGCTTACCGGCGGCTTAGTCCTGTGAGGGTTCCGCTCGTCCTCCCGTGGCGCGGGCGGTTGCGGGGTGTCTGGTTGTCCTCCGGCTGGACACTCCGCAGTAATTGACCGGAGGGAAGGGGTAGAGAGAATGGATAACGTTACTTTCCTGGCAACGGCTGGAAACTGGTTCAAGAAACCATTCGATTCTCAAGGTTCCGCGTTCACTTGGATTATGTTCGTGGGCCTGATAATCATTGCAACTTGGCTTTGGTCCTCCGTGCTTCGGACGATGACAAAGGAGATATAGACGTGACGAAGTATCACTGGACAGGCGTTCTTTTCGTGCTTCTGATTGGCTACTTTCTGGCGATCTGGTTTCCGGGTCCTGGCATGGCCGTTAAGGGCAAACTGGGGCTCTAAGATGCAGATTCCGGCGGGCGGACTCGCTACATCCTGGCAAGTACTTACGGCTTTGTGTAGCGGGTCCACTGTCGTACTCGCTGCAAGGCTGGTCTACACGGCGGGCCGCATCGTGCAGACCATTGAAGAACATGGGCGGCGGTTGAGCGTATTGGAGAACAGGCATGATAAATCAGACTAGCGTGATAATGTTTGCGCTCTTGGTGGGCTTCATCGTGTTTATCACCGTCAAGGGTGAACTGGCTTCTTACCTGTGGGTTCTCGGTCTGGCAAACTCCCCCGGAGCGGGCGTATCGACCGGCGGCGGACTCCCTCCCGATGCAAGCGCACAGGACAAGGCGGACGCGGCGGCGGGCGCAATCTTCAGACCTCCAACTGTCAGGGGCCGGTAATGGCGTTCGTTCTAATCATTGCGGGGGCGGTTCTTCTTACCGCGTCCGTCCGTGGGACTCACCGTCAATTGTTCCAGCTTGTACGCGGCGACTTCACCGGCAAAAACAATTTCATCTACTGGGTAGTGTCCATTCTGATTGTGGGCGCGATCGGTTACATACCGAAGCTGAAGCCTGCGTCCGATGGGTTCCTTGTTCTCATCATTGCGGTGTTGTTCCTGAAAAAAGACAGCGGATTCTTTGACATGTTCCAGAAGCAGCTTGCTGCCTCACAATCTACCGTGTCATCGGGTCCTAGCGCTTCAAGCATCGCTGATGCAATCAGGCTGAACGATTCGCTACCTCCAATCGGAGTGACACTCCCAAGCATTCCGTCAATCGGGGGCAGGAGGGCATTATGAACTTTGACAAGTGGATAACGGCGGGCGTGACAATCATAGTTTCGATCATTGGCCTAGCTGCCGTTGCTGCGATCATATCGAAGGGTTCCGACACTCAAAAGGTGATCGGGTCCGGCGCAAACGGTTTAGCTTGTTTGCTCTGTGCGGTGCTGCGTCCGGTAGGAGTTAGTTGCTCTGCCGATTGCTTGACACCAGATGTCAATTCAACCATCGTGTTCAAATAGTAGTAACCTTAAAAGAGGAGAAAACGCATGTCAGAACAGTTGCTAACGTCGGTCGTCACGGTAATTACGGCTATCATCGGAGTGGCCTTTATTGCCGTGCTCGTCTCCAAGCAAGCCAACACAAGCGGAGTTATCAGCAGTGCGGCGAAGGGTCTATCAACGGACCTCACAGCGGCACTGAGTCCGGTAACCGGCGGCGGTGGCGGGTTTGGTCTGAACTTCGGCGGACTGGGTAACGGACTATTCCAGCCGCAATAGGAGGGAAGCATGTTTACAAGCAACCCTTATTTCCGTCCTCGCACGACAACGGTTCCAGGGCTGTACCGCTACCACGCGGGCGATGTGTTTTTTCCTGGGGCCGGAAATGCGGTCTTTGAACCGGCTTTCCAACTGCCGATTATTTTCTATGTCGGACACGGGATACCGGCGGGCTATCTAAGCCCGATTCAAAAGCCTCAGTTGTACGTGGGCCAAACTGCGCGTCTGGCTGGCATCGGTGGAGTTCAGGCCGGACAGATGTTTACACAACCGCTCAACATTCCGAACAGTACGGACTTTGGGCAATAGAGGGCAGCGGGAGAAGACATGGATTTCAAGCTGATCGAAGAGCATCCTTGGAAAACCACGGCTATCATCGTGGCTGGTGCGATTCTGTTGTACATTCTGCTTCACCGTGGCGGCGGTGGGGGTGCTGCTTCCGGCGGGAGTGGCACCACGTACGTATCTGCTTCTAACCCGAACGCAGACGCGGCGGCGGTTGCCTCTCAGCAGATTCAGGCTTCTCTCGCTGGCTTGCAGTACCAGGGGCAGACTCAGATAGGGCTGAAGCAGTTGGACCTTCAAGGGCTTCAGTACCAGACAAGCGCGGCGGTGGATGTCACCAACCGGCAGACAGACGCAGAGCTAGCGCTTGGTTTGGGTTCGCAGCAATCGCAGGTACAGATTGCGACCTTGGCGGCTGGTATCCAGATGGCCTCCATTGAGGCCATAGAGCGGGCGTACGGCGTTTTGAACGGTCCTACCGGACCTAACAATATCGCGTATGGTGGGGCTCCTGTGTCCGCTCCTGTGAATCAGGTGGGAAGCTACCCCACTTCATCCGTAAGCACTCCGATTTACACGACTCAGACACCGGCT